GACAGGATGTCGAATTGCCACGCCAGAAACGGCAACGCGCTTTCCACCACCGAGTCGATTCGGTAGACCAGCAGCGTCGTTAGATCGAGCGCCCCGAGCCGCGCGATCAGCACCAGCAACGCCTGCGTGCGCGTATCGTTGATCGACGGCGCGGCCGAAAGCTCGGGCATCAGCTGTGCTCCGTGCTGAACGCCGTCGTCAGCGAGATCATCGTACAGTTCGCCCACTGCCCGGCCGTAAGCGTGGTCAGCACCGGCGCCGTGAGCGTCACGCCATAGACACCCGCGACCGACAGCGCCGCAATTATCTGGCTCGGCACGATGTCGCGCTGAATCTGCGCGGCGAGCTCGAGCGCCAGCTCCCGCGCAGCGGTGGTCGCCGCGGCAATCGTCGCGGTCGGATCCGCGTCCGAGTAGAGCGTCACGGTCGCGGTGATCTGGTAGTCCACCTCAGTCACTGCGAGCGCGTTGACCGTGTCGGTGAGCGGGCGCACAGTTTCGGCGTTCAGCGCCGCCCACACTTTCGCAAGCAGCGCGGAGTTCGCGACTCCCGCACTGTTTGGCGCCGCCGCAGGCTGCACTGTAATCGGCCCGGTCAACACGTACGCGTTGACCGATCCGGGCGCCGGACTCACAATTTGCGCGTCGATGATCGACGGATCGGCGCCGATCGCAAAGAACCGGTACGCTCCGATCGGACCCGCGACGCTGAACTGATTTGGCGCAGCCTGAATGCGCGTGCGCAGATGATCGTCCGTTTCCGGGGCGGATCCACCCGTGGTGGTGCTCGTATTGCTCACGCTCGCGATCAAGGCATTCGGATTGAGCTGGACGTTGACCTGCCCCGCCAGGTATCCATTCGCAGCCGCTCCTGGAGTTGTCGCTGCGGCCGCGACACTGGCGGTGGTTGCGCCCGCCGCAATGCTGATCGTCGCGCTGGTCGCGAAAGCAAACTGCCCGTCGTTCGTGCCGGCCAGCGTTCCCGCGGCAATCGTGAACGGTACCGTCAGCGCGTTGGCCAGCGTGAACTGGAGCGTCGTCACCGCGGGCTGCGACGCCAGTCGGGTGACGCTTAGCAGTTGACCGAGATAGTCGAGCATCGGGAACGACGCGAAGGCGAGCAGACTCTGCTGGGCCGCATACTGGATCGCGTTGCGCACCAGCGATTCGCGGTACGCATACAGATTGATCAACAGACGCTCGACCTGCGCCGGATAAAGCGTTCGGCCTGCGGCTGTCTCGAACTCGGCGATCATGTCGGCCAGGATTAGGTTTGGATCGAGCCCGTCCGCATCGTTGACGAACACCGGCGGCGGCAGCGATGGAACTCCTGCACTCATCAACTCATCCTTTCTTCGCCGTCGGCGCGGCCCGGATTAGACCGTCGCTCCCGGGACTGTCACGGTCGTGGTCTGAACTGGAGCCGCAGTCGCGCCCAGCTTGAGCTGCCAGTTGAGCGTCACGTCGAGATGCGCGCCCGACTGCGCGCTTCCGTCAAGCACGGGTTGCGCCGTCACCGAAACAAGATTGACCCGCGGCTCCCAGGTCGTGATCGCCGATGTCAGTTCGCTCACAATTGCCGGCAACGCCAAACTGATCGGAAAATCGATGTAGCGCCAGATATCGGCGCCAAAAGTCGGCCGCAGCGGATCGCTTCCTCGTGGTGTCGTTACGATTATCCCCAGGCATTGCTCGACGTCGGCGATTCCCTGCACGACTTCGCCGATGGCTCCCAAAGCCAACGACCAGTCGGCCGACGTGATATCCGCCAGTGTCATTGCGCCGGTTTGCATCGTCATCCCGCCAACACGTCGGTGCTTGCCGTCACGATCGTTCCCGTCGTATCTCCGACTCGAACTGTATCGCCGAGCCGCGCGACACCAGCCAACGGGCCGGTTCCGAGCTGCACCTGTCCGGCCGCCCGGATGATGACGTTGCCGATCGAGTCGATCTGAATCTGCGCGCCGTTCGCCGTAACATTGAACGCCGCACCTTGGGGGAGGCTTACGGTCAGAATGTGCTCGGTGCCGTCGTACTTGATCTCGCCCTGGTCCTGAAATTTCAGATCGAGCAGATGTGCGTGAGCGTCGTACTTGATCTCCGTGGTGTCCTGGAAAAGGAGATCGAGGACGTGCGCCGCGCGATCGTAGTCGACGCTCGTGCCGTCCCGGAACGCAAGATGAAACTTATCGGCGCTATTCACCGGCGGCGCATCTGCCTCCGAATAAATCGCGCCCAGCACCGCGCCGGCCTCGTCGCGCAGGTCCATCAGGCATACCACCTGTTCGCCGATGTCCGGAATCCAATACGCCTTGTCGTTCTGCGTCTTGGGAAAAATAACTGGCAGCCACCAGCTGATCACCTCGTCATAGTCCGGAAACACCACCCGCACCTTCGCGCGCGCCGTGTCCTGCTGCTGCACGATCCCGACCCGGAAAGTGGGATTCAGCGCGGCAAATTGCTCACGGTATTCGATTATTTCGTTCATGCGTTTATCCGCCGCGCTGCAATTGATGTTGAATATCCTGTCGCTCGCGCCAAATGATGCAGCGCCATCTCGATTAGGTATGTTCCATCCAGCGCGCCCCACCCGCTGAGCTGTACATTGTTTCCCGCCACCAGCACCGTGGTCCCCGGTCCCTCAATCGATGCGTCCACGAACACCATGTTATGCAGATGAAGTGCGGCTTCGGCCTTCACCAGCGCTTGCTGCGCGTTTTCACAGCGCGCAACGATCTTGAGCGTGTCTCCCGTCGGAGAAGGCGTAGACACCGACTGAGTAATCAGTTGTTTCGTGTCAGGATCGAAGTATGAGAATTCCGCACCCTCGTAGATTCGCCGCGCCCGGTTCCGGAATGCGAATAGAAACACATCTGATCGCGTGATAGTTACCACTGCAGGTACGGACTCGAGCACCGGTCGCGCGTAAAAGACCAACTGCCCTCCTCGCACTGTGAAATCGAAGTTGTGCTCTCTCGCCAGCCGTTTCAGAAATTCCAAATCCGTCTGGCGCCGTTGAGTCACGCGGGCAAACATGACATCGGTCTCGGACTCGGATGACGCCGCCACCATTACCAGCCCGTACTTCGCCGCGATTAGCCCCGCTATTTCCACTATGCCCATGTTCTCGTATGCCGCAGTATTCGTCGTGCGCATCGCCGGTGTGATGTATGCGGCAAGGCAGCGCAGCCTCATCACGTCGGGCGGACCATCCAATTCCAGTTCGTCGATCTGAAATTCGCCGCAATCCAGCAAGGCCTCGCCCCTATAGCCAATTTGCAGACTGACTATGTCGCCGAGCGCCGGATACCAGGGGCCCTGCCACAGCTTCGTGGAATCTTCGAGCTCCACTTCCAGCTCGCCTGAAGCGCCATCGAGTTGATCGACATATCTGATTGCAAGAACCATTTGCGATACATCGGCGGTAATATTCACGCCCAAATAACTGAGTATCCACTGCGGCGAACGAACTGAATACGATGCCGTCGCAGCCATTACGCACTCGCCGTCTGAGACAATTTCCAGGGCGGCAGGCCGGCCGTGACCGCCGCGCTCTTCTGCAGGATCGGCACGGCGATCGATATACCGGCATCGAACACCGGCTCAATCGGTACATTCGGATTAGCCATTATGATCGGAGATTAGTCAGTCGGATCGCCATAGTATTGCCAGGCCAACAAATCCCAGCGTTCACCGGCCGTCGTAATGTGAAGTATGAACTGTCCGGACGGCGTCATCGCGCGGCGCCCCTCACGATAACTGCGGCGGGCACGTCGTCCGCTTCAAGATTGGGTCCGCTTATGCCGGTCGCGGACGGGATACTGAGCAACGCCGACACGCCTGGCGTGGATCCGTCCGAATTACTGCCGGCGGTTCCGGTCGACGGCGTCCTGATTCCTAGCGGAGAAAATGTCGCAACACGCAGCGCGCCGGAAAAAAGCTGCGGATCAGCTATCCATTCTTTGAGTGCGAGTGCCACCCTGATCGCTATCGGCGCACCGCCCGCCGACAGTTGCTGCGATTTCATTTTGATCGATTCGATCACAAAGAACCCGCGGAATCCTCCATTGCCGAAGACCAGCGGCAGTGCGAGATGCTGCGCAGCCGTCGCACGCAATAGCGCCAGCTGCACGGCAGGATTCGTGAACGACGAGTGCCACATCAGCTCGAACCTCAACCGCTCGAGATCGTCGCCTACCCATTGCAGCCGCGGCTTGCTTTCAATCACCCGCTGCTCGATGAAATCGTACGCCCCTGCCGATTCGTAGCCTTCCGGAGAGCCAACCACCTCGAATTGAATGTCGCCCAATGCTGCGAACAAGTAATCGCTCCTCAGAACTGCGCGCGCTCGCGCCGCGCCGATTCTCGTTTCAATTGATTGAACAGTTCCTCGCGATGCGCCCTCAGTGCGCCGATCGCATCTCGCTCTACATTGCCGCCCGCTGCCGGCGCGTTGATCACGACCGTCGGCGACGAGTTGATAGTGATCCCCGTGCGGACGCTGCTGTTATTCGGACCACGAGCGTTGCCCGATGGTTCCGCGAACTCGCGCTGGGAGAGATTTGCAGGCGGAATCACCGCGCGGATCGATGAAGCCATGCGATCGCTCGCGAGGATGCCTGCCCCAGCGAACGCCACTCGTCCTGCTTCGAGACTTCCTCCCGATCGACTCGAAACTCGCCCTGCATCTGATCTCGGCGACGATTCCGCATTCGCGACGACCATCGTCTGGGCCACTTCGTTCGCGCGGTGCGCCTGCTCGGCGAAATCGCTCGAGCTCTTCAATCCGGATTCTGTCGCGCGCCGGCCCGCAGCGGAAATCGCCCAGGCTGCGCTTCCCGATTCAACTGAGCGTTCAATCCGCGACAGAGCATCCATCGCGAGAGACAATTCCCGATTTTCCCGGGACAAGCGGCCGCCGGCGTCGACCCTTGCCGCCGTGCGATGCCACGCATTCGCGTGACCGCCGCGCCTTCCTCGTGACTCTCCATCGATCGTGCCATCCGGCTCTTTCAGCCGAGCCATCGAAGTTGCCGCCTCGTTGCGCCCGATGCCGTCACTTACTCGCGCCGTCGCATTCAGCGCCCTGGCGCCCGCGGCAAACGTCCGAATCAGTTGCGCGGCACTCGGAGTCTTGCTTCTTTCTCTACCTGGATTGTCGCTCAATCGGCTCCCAGAGCCATCCGCATGAGTTCCTCTGTTCGCGAGAGATCCTGTCTCCGGACGATTATCGTATTTCAGAAAGGAAGCATGCGCGGGAAGTTGCCAGCGATGATTTGCGGCCGTCGCGATGCTCGAGGTCGCCCGCGCGGTCCGGATGCTCTCGTCTGCGATGCCGGCCATCCGGTCGAGATGGCTTAGCGTACGCACCGACTTCGATCCGCTAGTCTCCGCCGGCGTGTCGATTGTCCTGGATTGCCTCGCCATCTAATGATTCGCTCTGATGCCGCGGTTGAGGGGTTCAACTAGGCTCGCGCAACGTTACGTTCGAATGGGCGGCGTTGAGAGGTCGCGGCCTCGACTCGCAACGGACGTCCTGCGAGTTCCTTCCCGTTCATCGCCCGCAGCGCGACCGCGGCGTCGTCCTCATTCGTCATCTCGACAAATCCGAACCCGCGCGAGCGCCCGTCGAAGCGGTCACGCACGATCTCGGCTCGTTCCACTCCGCCGATCTCGGCGAAGGCTTCGCGCAAATCGCCATCGCCTAACGAAAAACTCAGGTTCCCTACGAATAGTCTCACTCCCATCGTCTCACCGTCTCGCGTGATTAGTTACTTCACGCATCGCGCCATAGTCACTGTAATTACTACTTATGATTCGTCCCCTCCGCCGCGTTCGACGCGCATCCGTTCATAATCGGTCACCGCGTCGAGCCAGTACGACAGCTCCGCAAAGTCCATCCCGCTCAGCTCCCGGACTGAGAATCCGGATTGAACGAGGCCTGCGAAGCTCGCTGCGGAGGGTGGTCGAAATTTTCGCCAATCACCTCAGCCTGCAGCGCCATCACGTCGGCAAGGTCCATCTCAAGCACGTCCTCGTACACGATCTTGCGGCCGTCCACGCGCGTCAGCTCCGCGATTAGCGCAAATATCACCGCGCTCGCGTCGCCGCCCGCCGCTGCCCGTTGCGCCCGCATCAGGTCCCGTCCATGACCTTTGCGAACCTCGGCGCGCGAGCCCGAAGGTAAATCGATGGTCTGGGTATCTTCTTCGTCTTTCGTTTCCGCGCCACCGATACGCACTCCATTTACCGTGATTTCCTCGGTTTTCATTAGTCATTGCCCCCGTCTTCCGGTTTCAATGCAATTCCCGGTCAGCCGCCGAGATTTGAGCGGAAAGTACTCAGTTGATCGACGCCGCCGACTACGTAGATATTGGCGAATACGTCGTACAAGTATATTTGGACTCCCGCCACGTATAGCTCACAGTGATAAATGCTTATCACCGACGTAGTCTCGACCATTTTATGCTGACGGAAAGTGGGACTTCCGGCGTCCTTGAAGATCCCCGTCATCAGGTACACCACCGGGAGCTGCGCCGTTCGTCCCTGGCTGGTGTACTGCTCCAGATTTCCGCGCGCCTGGAAGGAATGCGTTTGGAACGGGCTGGTTGACATCGTAAGCGTGCTCGCGTCGAACGACGTCCACTTGATTTTCGACTCGAGCTTGTCCACGCCCGCCCATAGCTCAGCCGTTCCCGCCATTCCCAGGCCCTTGTAGTCAATCATCTTGTGCTTGGGATTGGCGATCTCGATCTCTTCGGCGCGGCCCAGCAGTCCGACGCCGTCGATGTATATATTTGCATTAGTCAGTGAGTTGATCTGGATATTCATCCTGTTCCCCTGGGATCCGCGCGAGTTACGACGTCGCGCCCGCCGCTACAGTTATCGGGCTCGTCTGTCCGAGTTGCTGCAGCAACGTCACGTCTATGAATGCCTCAAAGGTGATTCTTTCCGCCGGTGGCGGGGGCATTACGTCGATGTCAAAGACCAGCTGGCCGGCGGCGATCTGCGCGGCTGGATTCTCCGCCGGGTTGAAGCTTGCCGCGCCGGCCAGCAGTGCGCCGCGCTGGATGAGCGATCTGATAAACGCGTTCGCACTGGCGAGGATCGCCGTGATCAGAGCGTTCGAAATCGGCTGGTCGATAAACTGGAGCATCGCGAGTTCCAGCGATTCCTCGATTACGTCCATCGTGCGGCGTACCGAGATGAAATTGTCCGGCGCGGTTGATGCCGGATACTCGGCGCTCCGGTTGCCCCACACCCGAAGTCCCGTGCCGAACGCGTTGAAGACCGTCACGATTCCCGCCGCGTTCAGATTGTTGGTGTCGGATGACGCGTCGAGAATAGAGGCGTAGAGCTGAACGTCGGGCCCCAGTATTCCCGCGACCTGCGTGTTGGATGGCGACCACCAGTAACCCTGCGCCAGGTCTTTGGCCGCGATCGCTCCAGCCACCCACTGTGAATATGGCCCGACCGAGTTCGCGTTGAATTGCGACGTCAGCGGCGTCCCTGAAGGGTTGAGCGTGACGCCAGTCGGCACGATTCCCGTGTCGTAGAACGTCTCTTGCGGATAGCACAGAATTGTTCGGGTGCTCGACGTTGCGAAGGCATTGCCCACCACCCCGCGATTGGTTATCGCGGCCGCTACCGCGGTCGAAGGCGGAGAATCGACCAGCGCCATCGCGCGAATCCTGGCCGCCATCGCGGTGATAGCCGTCGCAACAGTCGCGTCCTGCGAGTAGCCCGGCGCAATCAGTATCTTGGGAAAGAACCCCATCGTCCCGTAGGTCGTCTGAAATGCCTGCATCCCCGTGTACACGCCGCCCGTGACTGCCCCAACTATGTCAGTGTCGGCCACCTTCGACGGATCCGCGTAGTTGAATGCGATCAACACGCTGGCGCCAGCCGTAATATGTCCTCCGGATCCCGTTGGCACGATCGTAATCGCACCATTCACCGCGTCGAGCGTATAGTCAGTGCCCGCGACATAGGTAGTACCCGCCGGATTACTAGTGACTACCACGTTCGACACACCCATGTGCCCGAGGTTGATAGCTCCCTGCGTGTTGAAGCTGAATGCGGTCGCGGCGATCGCGGTGAAATGTATGCTGGGATTGAACACGTTGACGACGATCGCCTGTCCCGCGCCCTGCGCCTGGATCGCCGCGAGCGCATACGGAATCGAGTATCCGCGAACCACCGGTCCGAAGTTTGCCGCGTCGCGCGCTGACGAGACCAGCGTGGGCGTGTTGGGCGCTGGCGCGACCGACGGCGATACCACCGCCCACGACGGCGCCGTTCCGACCAGTCCAATCACCGCCGACTTGACGACCGTGACCGGGACCGGCCCGTTAGGCACTTCGATTACTTCAACTCCGTGTAAGAAACTCGCTGGCATGTGTCACCTGTTACTCAGTTGAAAAATTACCATTTGTTCCGGCCTAGTTAGTCGGCCCGCTCTGGCCCGTTGTCGCAATAACCTCTTCGGCGTATGAGTATGCGATCTGCACCGTCTCGCCGGCGGAAATTGCACCGCCCGGGATCGCCGTCACGATTCCGCCCACGCGATCGACCGAGAAATCCGTGCCCTGGATCAGCGCTGCGCCGCCGGGACCCGTGACGCTCACGGCAAACACATTGCCCTGGGGAAGCTGAACCTGCAGGTTCGAACCGAACGTGTACGCCGCCGCGCCAACCGTGATGGAAGTCTCTCCGCCTTCTTCCAGCGCGATGCCCTTGATGAAGAGCGGGAACCCCTCCGGCTGCGAGGCTTCGACTGCCACGGTGCTCAGTGCGAACGTCGATGCGTACGTCCACACGCCGCCCTGTTTGTCGCGCTTCACGAAGTTTTCACGCACCGGGTACATCTTGCGGCAGCCCGCAATCCGATATCCGGTTAGCGCGGTGCGGATGCTCTCGATGATCGCGTATGCGCCGGGACTTGGCCCCGACGGGTCGCCACCGACCGCCCATCCGAGGTCGCGCATCATTATCGCGATCTCGAATTCGAGCTTGCGTTCCTGGATTATCGCCGCGGTGTCGACCAACTCGCCATACTGCGCGCCCTTGTACATCACCAGCGCCGCGCCCACGCGATGCGTCAGGCGCCAGCTCTCGGGCCGATCCGGATAGTGCGCGATTTCGATCGAGTTGATTTGCGAACGCAGCTGATTGACGATCGCGTCTTCGATGGTCGCGATATCGATCGCCGTCGGCGGCGTGAAGACCATGCCGTTCCACGGCGCGTCGAGCATCGCACCCATCTCAGTAGCCCTTCAGATTGCCGCGGTTGAAAACGCGATCCGGCGCCTGCACGGTTTCCACCGCGCCTGCCGCCACGGGAGGTTCCTGGTTGTCGGCGGACAGACCGAGCGTGAGTTCGCCGGCCGCGACTTTCGTGAGCATCGCGACCGCGTCTTCATAACGCTTGCGCGCGTCTTCGAGGTCGTGCAGCGGTCGCAACGATTGCAGCCGGTACATCGCGATATCAGTAGTGAGACGATTGAGAACGGCCGGCGGATCCGTCAGCGGCAGCGTGAAGCGCCCTTCGATATATCCGTCGATTTCCGCGGAAGCGTCGGCCAGAGCCTGCGTGATCGGTGCGTCGTTTACCGTGGTCGCCGCAGGATCTTCATTAGTCAGTTGGACCAGGTCGCGATTAGGGTATCGGTTGATCACGTCTTGCGCGGTCGCGTAACTCACTGTCGTAACCTCATCGCATCGGAACTGACTATTCCCCCGACAGGCCTCTCCGCGGGCATCAGGCAAATGGCCTGCGCCCGCGGAGAGTGGGCACGCACTCCGGCGCCGCGGGCAGGAGGGGGGCCCGCGCTAAGCCGGCTCAGGGAAACTGGTTTCATCTCAGCGTCCTTACGCCAGGAACTCACTGACTATAAGGTCCGCGCTGTTGCGCCAGATGTTCGAGGTCGAGACGCTCGCGCTCGCGCCGGTACCGGCCATGAACTCGGAGTTCAGCAGTTGACGCGCGACTTCTTCGAGCGTCGGCGGCACCAGCAGATACACGCCTTTGCTGCTCGACAGCGCGCCAAATGGCTGTCCCGCATCGGTTTTAAACGCTCTCATCGCGGCGCGCACCGCTCCGTAGTTGGCGGGATTGCTCAGATCCGTGTTGCTGGCGTATGCCAACTGCCAAAGCCCAACGCCGGTGTTGGCCCGCCCGTCCACGCCGTAGCGAAACTCGCGCCGGTTGAACACCGCCTCATCGGTGATCGTGCTCATTCGCGTCACTGCGTATTCGCGCCGCAGCTGAAAGATGAATGGGCGAATCACCCGCGACGCATCGATCAGGAACCAGTACGCACCCGACCCGCTCGAGTTGATATTCGCCGCGGTGGATCCGGTCTGCCCCATCAGCCCGACCGGATGACTCGCCGAGAAAAAAGGCACCCCGTCGAAGCCGACGACATCGCCTGGATTCGCCACCGCGTCTTTGATCATCGCGAACAGCAGCATGTCCGCATGCACCTTGGTATCCCATCCAAGCTGCTCGATGATCGGCTCGTACGCGCCGTAGGTATCGTCTTCGATATCGTTGCGATCGATCGCGACTGTATCTTCGAAGTTCTTATTGACTATTGTGTATTCATGCGTCTCGAGCGCCTGTATCACGCGAGCGCCCAGCCACTCGCGGAACTTGGTAGTGCGGCCGAGCCAGGGATACATAGTCTGGCGCGACGCCGAACGCACCACGCTGGTGATCTGTTCGTAGTATGACGGCGGCTTCTCGAACCCGCGCTGGAAGACGACGTCGAAGCCGGTGAACAATGCGGTCAGATTCGCTGCGCTGATTTCCATCTAATTCTTCCTCGTC